GTGGTATTATAAAAACTCGGGGATAACAATAAACCCAAAAAAAACATTCTTATCTTCAGATAGAGATGAGTATTTACGGATTAATATATGCAAAGAAGGTATATATGGACCAATCGGTCGAATGTTATTAACATGGTTTGAAAGATCTCCTACCTCATCTGAAGTGCTATCATATCGTGAATATTTAGAGTTATTCTTAAGTAATGCAAGAATAATAAATAGTCGGAATGGTATAACTATTTCGCATGATGAGATATTAGAATTAATGATTATTTTAACAAAAAAGAAAATAAAGAAAATAAAAATTGGTCGTTATGCATATAGAGATATCAAAACAAAAGAGATAAAAAATCTTGTTTATAATCTATTGCACACACCAAGAGCTTATGGCGGATTAGGAGTGTATCCTTTTTCTGAATCAATGGTAAGACTGAATGAGGTTAAAAAATACAATGTAACAGAAATAGTTGGTCTATCAACGAAATATAGAAATTTTGATCAACAATGGTTACACAAGATATTGGAAAATCTTGTAATTCCTAACGAAGCTGTAAGTTGGCAGTTAAGCCTAGAAGAGTATAGAATTAAACTAAATAGTAAACTACTATTTAGTGATCGTAAATTTAGAAATTATATTGATAATTTTAACAAGAAGAAATTCAAGTATAAATGGTTTATGTTATATCCTGTTTATTTCAATCAAAATGCTATTAATGTATCATATGAGATATATAATAATGATTATTCATCGATGAAACCGGTATCTTTGGAGACTTACGCTTTCATGAAAAAAAATGCAAGTAGTAAATTAATAAAATTATGGGCAAATAATATGATGTTGGTTCCATCGGTAAGTGTAGAATGTATAACTTCTGAGAAGTTGGCAGCTTTATGTGAATATATATATAAACAATATTTGGTACATTATACATACGGTGCAAAGAAATTGACCGTTGAACGTGTAACTAAATTATGCGCGGATATTGAATATTCGATATATACATACCAGTATATGTTATATTCATCTATGGGTAAGACTGAATAATTATAATAAATCAAAAAAGTGATTTATATGGAACTTAATAAGATTGATGACTTGGTCCTG